GTATTCGGTGAACGCACTATGGCGACGCTGGGGCGTCTTATGAGCCTGCTGTCACCCTTTGACGTGGTGATATGGATGACGGATGGCTGGCCGCTGTATGAATCCCGCCTGAAGGGAAAGCTGCACGTAATCAGCAAGCGATATACGCAGCGAATTGAGCGGCATAACCTGAATCTGAGGCAGCACCTGGCACGGCTGGGACGGAAGTCGCTGTCGTTTTCAAAATCGGTGGAGCTGCATGACAAAGTCATCGGGCATTATCTGAACATAAAACACTATCAATAAGTTGGAGTCATTACCCTCTTTCATGCTGAGTGATTTGACGTTATATTTTTAGCCGTAAGTGAAGAGCAAACGCATGGAGCGACAAAATGCATAAAGATCAATACACTGATGCCCCCTCCCAGGAGCAGGTTCGTGTAAAAACTATGCTTAATAGCACCATTTCGATGGGTTACCCGGATGTTGTAATTGCATGTATAGAACATCAAGTGTCTCTGGAAGCATTCAGGGCAATTGAGGCCGCGTTAGTAAAGCACGATAAGAATACGAAGGATTATTCCCTAGTGGTTGACTGATCACCATAACTGCTAACCATTCTGACCATTTCACAAGTGACAGAGTCAATATCGTATTCTGTCACTGTCAGGCTAATACAGCAATGCAATTCAACTACAGCAATGCCTCGTATTTAGGTGAATTTACAATATCGTCCAGTTCGGATGCCGGCTGCATTTCTGAAGATAAGGCATTTCGGTTCTCGTATTTTCCCCTCATGCTCGTCAGTCCTGCGCGTAGTAAGAAACAGGACACTCACACTAATTTGTGTGGGCATGCTGTGATGTCCTTCTGAATTATCCCCATGCCATTATGTAAAGCTCTGTTTCAGATGCTCGTCACGGTTGTCAGGCTGTCGGGTCCTCCCAGTGGGGGTCCCTGCCACGGGGCGGGAGCGTCGCGGAAAAAGGCTAGTTTTTGCATTTCCATGGCGGCGGCAGCATGTTTGGTAATTTATTGATAATTAAAAGTTATTTCTCTTTTCAGCTGTACAATATTTTTTTCTCCCTGTCATTAGACTAGTTTGCAATTAATTGAAATATATAAATAAACCTGATTTTCACCTGCCAGATGGAGTTGCTTATGTCAAATGTGAGCGGGATCGGTGATGCTTATTACTGGAGTGTTTTTAAAATCGCCGAGGCCTTTGGGCTTCACCGGGACACAGTAAAAAAACGGCTCCTCGCGGCCAACACTCCTGTGGCTGCGACTGTCAGGGGGAACCCCGTTACCGGTTTGTCGCCTTAACCGATTACGACCGTTTTCCGGAGAATATCGACAGCGAGGGTGATGGTTTCTCCCAGGCCTCAAAACGTACCACCACATTTATGTCCGCCGGGATGACTCTGGTGGAGAGCTCGCCGGGACGTGACATCTGCGACAGCAAATGGCGACGTAAGTCGCCTCATGAAGCGCCACCGACGACTGGTATTCTTTCCCTTTACAATCGTGGTGACCGCCGCCGCTGGTACTGGCCATGTCCGCACTGCGGTGAATATTTTCAGCCAGCCATGGATGCCATGACCGGCTACCGTAATGAACCGGATCCCTTTAAAGCCAGTGATGCGCTGTATGCCGGTATGGAACGGGCAGACGCTGACGTTCGTGCAGGACCGACCATCAGATAAGGTGTGGACCTATAACCGCAGTAATGTGGTGATGCCGGATGATGGCGCGCCGTTCCGCTACAGCTTCAGCGCCCTGAAGGACCGCCATAATGCCGTTGAGGTGAACTGGATTGACCCGAACAACGGCTGGGAGACGGCGACAGAGCTTGTTGAAGATACGCAGGCCATTGCCCGTTACGGTCGTAATGTCACGAAGATGGATGCCTTTGGCTGTACCAGCCGGGGGCAGGCACACCGCGCCGGGCTGTGGCTGATTAAAACGGAACTGCTGGAGACGCAGACCGTGGATTTCAGCGTGGGTGCTGAAGGGCTTCGCCATGTACCGGGCGATGTCATTGAAATCTGCGATGATGACTATGCCGGTATCAGCACCGGCGGGCGCGTGCTGGCGGTAAACAGCCAGACCCGGACGCTGACGCTCGACCGTGAAATCACGCTGCCATCTTCCGGCACCACGCTGATAAGCCTGGTTGACGGGCAGGGGAGTCCGGTCAGCGTGGAGGTTCAGTCCGTCACCGACGGCGTGAAGGTAAAAGTGAGCCGTGTTCCTGACGGTGTTGCTGAATACAGCGTATGGGGGCTGAAGCTGCCGACGCTGCGCCAGCGACTGTTCCGCTGCGTGAGTATCCGTGAGAACGACGACGGCACGTATGCCATCACCGCCGTGCAGCATGTGCCGGAAAAAGAGGCCATCGTGGATAACGGGGCGCACTTTGACGGCGACCAGAGCGGCACGGTGAATGGTGTCACGCCGCCAGCGGTGCAGCACCTGACTGCCGAAGTCACCGCAGACAGCGGGGAGTATCAGGTACTGGCCCGCTGGGACACGCCGAAGGTGGTGAAGGGGGTGAGCTTTATGCTTCGCCTGACCGTGGCAGCGGACGACGGCAGTGAGCGGCTGGTCAGCACGGCCCGGACGACAGAAACCACATACCGCTTCACGCAACTGGCGCTGGGACGGTACACGCTGACAGTCCGGGCGGTAAATGCGTGGGGACAGCAGGGCGATCCGGCGTCGGTATCGTTCCGGATTGCCGCACCGGTAGCACCGTCGCGGATTGAGCTGACGCCGGGCTATTTTCAGATAACTGCCACGCCGCATCTTGCGGTTTATGATCCGACGGTACAGTTTGAGTTCTGGTTCTCGGAAACGCGGATTACCGATATCAGGCAGGTTGAAACCACAGCCCGCTACCTTAGTGCGGGGCTGTACTGGATAGCCGCCAGTATCAATATCAAACCGGGCCATGATTATTACTTTTATATCCGCAGTGTGAACACCGTTGGCAAATCGGCATTCGTGGAGGCTGTTGGTCAGCCGAGTGATGACGCATCCGGTTATCTGGATTTTTTCAAAGGCGAGATAGGGAAAACCCATCTGGCTCAGGAGCTGTGGACGCAGATTGATAACGGTCAGCTTGCGCCTGACCTGGCTGAAATCAGGACATCCATTACGGATGTCAGCAATGAAATCACACAGACCGTCAATAAGAAACTGGAAGACCAGAGTGCAGCGATCCAGCAGATACAGAAGGTTCAGGTTGATACAAATAATAACCTGAACAGCATGTGGGCCGTGAAACTGCAGCAGATGCAGGACGGACGCCTTTATATTGCGGGTATCGGTGCCGGTATTGAGAATACGCCAGCAGGAATGCAGAGTCAGGTGCTGCTGGCGGCAGACAGGATTGCGATGATTAATCCTGCGAATGGCAACACAAAGCCGATGTTTGTTGGTCAGGGTGATCAGATATTCATGAACGACGTGTTCCTGAAACGCCTGACGGCTCCCACCATTACCAGCGGCGGTAATCCTCCGGTATTTTCCCTGACACCGGACGGGCGGCTGACGGCGAAAAATGCGGATATCAGTGGCAGTGTGAATGCGAACGCCGGGACGCTCAACAATGTCACGATAAATGAAAACTGTCGGGTTCTGGGAAAACTGTCTGCGAACCAGATTGAAGGCGATCTCGTTAAAACAGTGGGCAAAGCTTTCCCCCGGGACTCCCGTGCACCGGAGCGGTGGCCATCAGGGACCATTACCGTCAGGGTTTATGACGATCAGCCGTTTGACCGGCAGATTGTTATTCCCGCGGTGGCGTTTCGTGGCGCTAAACATGAGCGGGAGAATAACGATATTTATTCGTCATGCCGCCTGATAGTGAAGAAAAACGGTGCTGAAATTTATAACCGTACCGCGCTGGATAATACGCTGGTTTATACAGGTGTTATTGATATGCCTGCTGGTCGCGGTCACATGACGCTGGAGTTTTCGGTATCAGCGTGGCTGGTAAATGACTGGTATCCCACAGCCAGTATCAGTGATTTGCTGGTTGTGGTGATGAAGAAAGCCACTGCAGGCATCACGATTAGCTGAATTTTATAACCCATATGCGGGCGCCATTTCTGGCGCCTTTTTTATTGCAGAAAAGCGAGAGGTAATTATGCGTAAAGTTTGTGCAGCCATTTTGTCCGCAGCCATCTGTCTGGCCGTATCCGGTGCGCCTGCATGGGCGTCTGAGCAGCAGGCCACACTGAGCGCAGGGTATCTTCATGCCCGTACGAACGCTCCCGGCAGCGATAATCTGAACGGGATTAACGTGAAATACCGTTATGAGTTTACGGACACGCTGGGGCTGATTACGTCATTCAGTTATGCCAACGCTGAAGATGAGCAAAAAACGCATTACAGCGATACCCGCTGGCATGAGGATTCCGTGCGTAACCGCTGGTTCAGCGTGATGGTGGGGCCGTCTGTGCGCGTGAATGAATGGTTCAGCGCGTATGCGATGGCGGGTGTGGCTTACAGCCGTGTGTCGACTTTCTCCGGGGATTATCTCCGCGTAACTGACAACAAGGGGAAAACGCACGATGTGCTGACCGGAAGTGATGACGGTCGCCACAGCAACATGTCTCTGGCGTGGGGGGCTGGCGTGCAGTTTAACCCGACCGAATCCGTGGCCATTGATGTCGCTTATGAAGGCTCCGGCAGTGGCGACTGGCGCACTGACGGTTTCATCGTGGGTGTCGGTTATAAGTTCTGATTAGCCAGGTAACACAGTGTTATGACAGCCCGCCGGTTCTGGCGGGCTTTTTTGTGGGGTGAATATGGCAGTAAAGATTTCAGGTGTACTGAAAGACGGTGCAGGTAAACCGGTACAGAACTGTACAATCCAGCTGAAAGCAAAACGTAACAGCACCACGGTGGTGGCGAACACGGTGGCCTCAGAAAATCCGGATGAAGCCGGGCGTTACAGCATGGACGTTGAGTACGGTCAGTACAGCGTTATTCTGTTGGTGGAAGGCTTCCCGCCATCGCATGCCGGGACCATCACCGTGTATGAAGACTCACAACCGGGTACGCTGAATGATTTTCTCGGTGCCATGACGGAGGATGATGTCCGTCCGGAGGCACTGCGCCGCTTTGAACTGATGGTGGAAGAGGTGGCGCGTAACGCGTCCGCAGTGGCACAGAACACGGCAGCCGCGAAGAAGTCAGCCAGCGATGCCCGCACATCAGCCCGTGAGGCGGCAACCCATGCGACTGATGCTGCGGACTCCGCACGCGCAGCCAGCACGTCAGCCGGACAGGCCGCGTCGTCGGCTCAGTCAGCGTCTTCCAGCGCAGGAACGGCATCAACAAAGGCTACTGAAGCATCAAAAAGTGCTGACGCTGCAGAGTCTTCAAAAAGCGCGGCAGCCACCAGTGCCGGTGCAGCGAAAACGTCAGAAACGAATGCCGCAGCATCACAAAAATCTGCGGCCACTTCTGCATCCACCGCGACCACGAAAGCGTCAGAAGCTGCCACCTCAGCCCGGGATGCGTCGGCTTCAAAAGTGGCGGCAAAATCATCAGAAACGAGCGCAGCCTCGAGCGCCGGCAGTGCAGCTTCCTCGGCAACGGCGGCAGGAAATTCCGCGAAGGCCGCAAAAACGTCTGAGACGAATGCGGATAACAGCGCACAGGCGGCAGCAGACTCACAAACTGCATCGGCAAATTCCGCGACAGCAGCCAAAAAATCAGAAACCAACGCGAAAAATAGTGAGTCAGCAGCAAAGGTCAGCGAAACCAACGCTAAAGCGTCAGAGAACAAGGCGAAAGAATATCTCGACAAGGTCGGGGGACTCGTCAGCCCGATGACGCAATACGATTGGCCCGTTGTTACTGGTAATGAGTCTTTTTACATAAAGATCGCGAAACTTTCCGATCCCGGAAGCAACAATTGCCATGTAACGCTAATGGTTACTAACGGCGGTGACTACGGTTCCCCTTACGGAAACATTGACTTTATCGAGATCTCGGCGCGCGGTCTGCCTTCTTCGCTTACTGCTGATAATGTATCTCGTTACCTGAGTATACGCCGTTTAGGGCCAACCGGGCTAATCAATAGCATGCAAATGCGTTACGGCCTGGTTAAAGATGATGGCTTTATTGAGGTTTGGGCCTTCCAGCGTGCATTTATCAACGGCGCAAAGGTTGCGGTACTGGCGCAGACGGCACGCACGGAATTATACATTCCAGACGGATTTGTTAAGCAAACCGCCGCGCCTTCTGGATATGTTGAAAGCCCCGTTGTAAGGATTTACGACCAGTTAAACAAGCCGACTAAAGCAGATTTGGGTCTTTCTAATGCTATGCTTACAGGCGCTTTCGGTCTTGGCGGTAGCGGGATATCAACAAACGGCAAGATGAGCGATGTAGAGATCTTAAAAGCTCTGCGTGACAAAGGTGGTCATTTCTGGCGCGGTGATAAGCCGACCGGAAGCACGGCGACCATTTATAGCCACGGTTCTGGTATATTCTCGCGGTGCGGCGATACGTGGTCAGCGATCAATATCGACTACTCAACCGCGAAGATTAAGATCTATGCCGGCAACGATGCCCGGCTTAACAACGGGACTTTTAGCATCAATGAGCTATACGGCTCGGCAAACAAGCCGTCGAAATCGGATGTTGGACTTGGCAACGTAACGAACGATGCGCAGGTAAAAAAAACCGGCGATACAATGACCTGTGACTTGACAATCAAAAAAGGTACACCGTCAGCCTTCCTGCGGGCAGACAGTGGAGTCACCGCTTTGCGGTTTTATACTGGCGATAACACAGAGCGCGGCATAATCTATGCTGGTCCTAACACTGATTCGCTTGGCGAAGTTCGCATCAGGGCAAAGACAGCAGGGGGGACATCAGGAGGGGATCTTGTTGTTCGTCACGACGGGAGGGTTGAAGTCCGTGATCTCACAGTAGCGTATAAAATTAAAAGCAGAACGATTGAGATTGCAAATACCGACACTGACTCATCGGCAACTACGCTAAGCATCTATGGAGTACAGCACACGCCGTTGGTTTTAACGCGTTCTGGTTCTTCTGAAAATGTGTCCATTGGGTTTAAGTTAGACAACGTGAACCCAAAGTATCTTGGAATTGATACTAATGGGGATCTGGCTTTTGGTGAGAGTCCTGATCAGAAACAAAACAGCAAATTGATCACGCAAGCGAAACTCGACAAGGGATTAACGATTGGTGGTCAACTGGCTTTCAAAGGTACGACAGCGTTTTCAGCCGCTGCTACGTTCAGTGCCGGGATAGCAGGAGCCATCGAGCCTGAAAACATTGGCGGCCAGAAGGTTGATCTTAACAACCTGACCATCAGGTCAGATGCCGGGGCGGTTAAATACTATAGTTGTCCATCCTCTGGAGGTGGTGCAAATATCACCAACAAGCCTGACGGTGTAACCGGTAACTTTTTGCTCCGTGTAGAGTCGACTCGCAAAGTTTCTGCTTCGGATTATGCGAACATGCAAACGCTGATCAGCAACGACACAAAACGTATATACGTTCGCTTTGTTGTTAATGGAAACTGGACAGCGTGGAGTCAGGTTGTTGTTTCCGGATGGAATCAGGATATAACTGTCAGGTCGTTAACCACATCTAGTCCGGTAAAATCTGGCGGAGGGCGAATTGATGTCCTTGGAAGCACGTCAGACTATAGCAAAATGGATTGCTTTGTACGTGGGTTTGATAGCACCGGTAATTCTCTCGCGTGGGCGTTGGGTTCATCAGTCGGCGTAAGTAAGATGCTGTCGCTAAAAAATTTCTTTAGCGGAGCTGAGATACTGTTAAATGGTAATGACGGCGCGGTTCAACTCAAAACAGGTGCTGTTAACGGGGCTACAGCGCAGGCGCTAACCATCAACAAAGATGAGGTTAACTCAACTGCCGATTTAGTAATTAGAAAACAAACAGGGACTGGCAATCGTTTTGCTTTACTTAATTCAGGTAATTCAGAACTACCAGTTGGTATCAGGGTGTGGGGTTCCAGTACTCGACAAAACGTTTTTGAGGTTGGCACGTCTGCTGCGTATCTGTTTTATGCGCAAAAAACGTCAGCAGGCCAGTTGTTTGATGTAAATGGCGCTATTAATTGCACAACGCTGAATCAGTCATCAGACCGCGACCTTAAAGACGATATTCTCGTTATCAGCGACGCGACGAAAGCAATCCGTAAAATGAACGGATACACCTACACGCTCAGGGAAAACGGGATGCCTTATGCTGGCGTTATTGCACAGGAAGTAATGGAGGCGATACCAGAAGCTGTGGGATCGTTTACTCATTATGGTGAAGAGTTGCAAGGTCCGACCATTGACGGCAACGAGCTACGCGAAGAAACGCGCTATCTTAATGTTGACTACGCCGCCGTGACGGGCTTACTTGTTCAGTTCGCCCGTGAAACAGATGATCGCGTTACCGCGCTGGAAGAGGAAAACACAACGCTACGTCAAAATCTGGCAACAGCAGACACCCGGATCAGCACTCTGGAAAATCAGGTAAGCGAACTGGTTGCACTTGTCCGGCAGTTAACAGGAAGCGAACATTGATATCCTTCAAGCTCTGAAGGAGGCTGTTCCCGGTACGTTCAGACTGTTGTTGAGCTGGAAATCGCAACGGAGGAAGAAACCTTGTTGCTGGAAGCCTGGAAAAAGTATCGGGTGTTGCTGAACCGTGTTGATACGTCAACTGCACAGGATATTGAATGGCCAGCACTGCCGTAGGGTAAAACATATAAATTCTATAATTAGATGTATCTTTCCATTTACGGCAAGGAAGGGGGCTTGGAAGACGTAAAGCATCTCACACCGAGATTATTTTTTATATGTCAGGTGTCTGAAGTTTTGCTTTGGCTCTTAAAATGGTTTGCCGCGAGGTTTTGAATTCCCGGGCAATGGCACTTATACTTACACCTGACTTAATTCGTTCGAATACCACCTGTTTCTGTTCTTCATTTAACACAGGTGGTCGACCAAAACGTTTCCCTGCGCCGCGGGCTCTTACTATCCCGGAATGAGTGCGTTCAAGTAAAAGGTCTCGTTCAAATTCAGCGACTGCTGAAATTACGTGCATCATCATTTTTCCTGTTGGACTGGTCAGGTCAATGCCCCCCAATGCTAAGCAATGCACTCTGATACCTGTTTCGGTCAGTTGTTCCACTGTTTTCCTGATATCCATTGCATTACAACCAAGGCGATCCAGTTTTGTCACAATCAATTGATCACCACATTTCAGGCGAGCAAGCAACCGGTTAAAACCAGGACGCTCACTGGTTGCTGCTGAGCCGCTAATGTGTTCTTCGATTATTTGCTGAGGTTTGATTTTAAAACCTGCACTTTCGATTTCCCGGCGTTGATTTTCGGTGGTCTGATCCAGCGTTGATATCCGACAGTAAGCAAAAATTCGAGACAT